TTTTTTTTCTGGAGGCATAGTAGACATTTTAGACATAAGATCTGGATTTTTACTTAACCCATAATCATCTACAACTGATCTACCGTAGTTTGATATATCACCTACAACATCTGTAATATCAGTAACACTTTTTACTTCTTGTTGAGATACTCTTCCAAAACCCGTCATATCATCCGTGTCTTCTACCTCATCTTGAGGTGGGCCTTCTGATATTTCTTGTAATTCTTGCATAGTAGCTCTACCCATACCTGTTTCGTCATCTTCACCACCTGAGTCTGGGCCACCTATACCCCCACTAGGCCCACTAGGTTCTCCCATACCTCCCATAGGATCATTTACACTTCCACCATCACTTAACTTTAATATATCTTCCTCATCCTTACCATCAAAGTCTACTTCTATCACGTTATCTTCAAACATTTCCATTTGTTTGTCCATATCGTCATCATCATCTTTGTCTTCTTCTTCTTCGGACATATCATCTTGCATTGCCTGTATATCTATCTCTACAACTTCTATCTGTGGTGCTTCTGGCATATCTGTCTCAACAGGCTCACCCTCTTCATCTACCATGTGTAATCTACCGTCCTGTTGCATAGACATAAGACCACACTTTGCCATCATACGCATTTCTTCAAGGTGTTTTAGGCCCCAGTATCTTACAACGTCAGCAGGTATTACGTACTCACCTTCTGATAACATAACAGGTATATCGTCAGCTACTTCATCTTCTAAAGAGCCAAATGGTACTTCGTTTTCTGGTTCTTCATTCATCATGTTATTTTTTCCCATCATTTATAACATTAGCCTTTAGCTTTAATAGCTGATCTAATATGGATATCTGGCCTTGATACCTGTGTATTTCTACAGGAGCATCTGCATATGAAAGATTAGCAACAGCCCTTTCTCTCATGTAACTTATGTGCTTTTCTAATTCTTCATATCGAGGATGCGTAACTATATCCCGTAGTTTTTTGTACTCCATTATTGTAATAATCCTGGGGGTAACCCAGCATCAGGTGGTGGTTGTTGCATCTGTTGTTGTGGAGGTGCTTGTTGTGGTGCTTGTTGTGGGTTACCTGAGAACTGTGGTTCTCCTGGTACTGGTACTCCTCCTACACCTATGTTAGCATTACCTGCACCTGTCATATCCATTTCGCCCTGTTGTTGTTGTGGTTGACCTTGCTGTTGTTGTTGCATCAAGTATGTTTGCCTCAACATTTCTTCTGGCGTATTTGTAACTTTGTTTGGATCTAGCATCATCGACTTGGCTATCTCTCGTATTATGTAAGGGAACTTAGCAAACGGTGCAAGTACAGGATTACTAGTTATCTGCAAGAAAGACATGAGGCGTTGTGATCTTACCTCATTTTGCATTAGGCTCTCTAATCCCCTAGCTTTAACTTCTAGGTCACCTTTTATATCTTTGTTGTAGTTAAATTGCATATTGAATGCAAACATAGCCTGACCTAATGGACGTAGCATATAGTCATCAAAGTTTTTGACAACCGTTTTTACAGAACCTGCTGCGGCCCCCATCAACATAGAGATACCAGCTGCCGTTCTACCTACCCCTGTAACACCTGTCTGCCCATGTGAGAATGATGGTATGCCTGTTGACTCATCAGCTAACACTCTAGCCTTGTCGAACAACTGCATATTTTCGTTACTTACGTTAGGAAACTTAGTGCCAAATATAGCCTGTCCAGGCGCACCACCCTGTCTTCTAAATACTTTTCCTGGGTATACTGTAAGATCCTGTCCTGGGGTTAGGTTTGTTTCATCAACCTCTATAAGTAAGTTACCTGACAGGACTGCATTATCTACTGCCATACGCATGAAACCATTCATTAGTGTCTGTGTATCGTCCATGTTTTCGCCAACCCCAATGCCAAAGAAAGCATATGGGTTTACTTCATATGGAACAGCGCAGTAGGGTATGCGCTTTGGTAGGAATGGATTGACCACAAACCGTAGCACTTCGCCATTACATATCCACACGTTTACCTGTAGTTCATTTACGTCTTCATAGTCTTCTGGTATATCTATGCCAGACTCTTCTACAAGTTCTCTGTCCATTACGCCCCAATATTCTAGGGCCTCATATCTATATGTGTCATATCCACGGGAACTCTCTTCGTCTTGAGAATCAAGTAGGCTAGACTCCCACCACTTGATGTTGTAGTTTTGACCTATGTCTATTGCCTCTGAAATTGCTTCTTCTCTAAAGAATGGTCTGGTTCGTAGATTTCTTAATTGTGTTTTGGTGAGTTTATGACGCTCTATTACGTAGTCGCACTCTTCCATGTTAGATGCGTCAGGGTCAGGGTAGAAGTTCCAAGCAGAAACATAGGATACTTTAGGAACTGTCTTAATTGTTGGATCGTATTCTCCCTCATCGTTCCAGTTTGCATACTCTTTAGTTGTAGCAAATGGCCCTTTAAGTACACCCGTACCAAACAGAGCGCACTCAAATGCAGTATTTCTTAAATGCATACTAGCGTCAGACTCTTCTAGCTGATCTTTTATCTGCTTTTCCATCATCTTTGCAGCTACCATTGCAGGATGAAAGTTGACAGCAGATTGCGTTATGCCAAATCCTTCTTTTAAAATGTCTACGTCTTCTAGTATATCTTTTAGTGGGCCTAGTTTTTCTGATAGTTCATTTAACTCTGTAGCACCAGCAGGTAAAACTTTACCATCACCCTCGTACCCGTATAGATCTTTTGGCATCTCGCCCACATCTACATCTTTAGGTTCGTTAGGATCAAAGTTTACAGTTTCTGCAACGCCCTCTGGTAAAGTTGTTGGCTCAATAGATAGAGGAAACTCATTGTTAGCAAGTAATACGTCTACTAATTGACTGTATGCTGCTAACACTTTTGTCTTTGTTACTTTTATAAATACGCGAGACTTTTCTGCCTCAGTAAACTGTACATCAGGAGAGTATATGCCCCTATAATTTTTGTACGCACGTATCCAGTTTGACTCTTCCTGATACTTTGCATCTTCTGCCCTAGAAAATAATTTGTATATGTGATCAGTTATACCCGAAGCATCTTCAGTTTCTTGACTACCATCTTCTAAATAAGAACTGGTACTGTCTTCTAAAAATTGTGTTTCGTCAGTCATTCTTTACCTTCTCTTAATATCCAAATACTGCATCAGCAGGTTTAAATGCCTCTTTGCCTGATGTTGAAGGATCTAGATCAAATATATTTCTAGGCACTGGTCTAGATTGTATTCCGTATCTTAGTGCATCGTATAGGTGGTCTTCTGAGTGTGTGTCAATATCCTCTGGATTTCTTTTGTCTAATGGCAAGATAGGTAATTGTGCAATTAAATTTGTACACGTATTAAATATCTGTATACCAGCCATGTCAGTGTCTTCGTCTACACGTAGTAGTCTGTGTACTTCGTTTTTACCACTTACCCTACTACCTCTACTTCTATCGGATGGCCTAAACCTACAGCCCTCTAGTATCATTTGCTCTGCTAGACTAGGGCCTGTATCCCCTCTTTTATGCCAACAAGAGGAGTCTAAAACACCATACGTTATTTTACCATCTTGGCTCTCTAAATTCAATATAATTCTAGCCAACTCTACTGCTAAAACTTTTCTTACGTACAACTCCCTGTACACAACCAACGTATCATCTGGCGTAACAGCAAACCAAAGAACAGCAGAATAAGAACCATAACCATAATCACACGCCCTAAATTTTCTCCACCCACTAGGTATGTCATACGGCTCTATTACGTGGGTCTTTCTGTCAAACTCTGTAAACGCAGCACCCTCTGCAATATCCCAACTTCCGTATAGTAATTGTTTTCTTTGTACCTCTGGCAGAGACAACAACATTGTTTCATAGTCACCTGTGTTATATAGATAAGGATTATCTTTTAAACTAGCAGGTATAAACCTTCTTTGGAATAATGGCTCTCCTGCTCTAGTGTGACCTTTCGGGTACTTTAGTACCTCCTTTGTTTCAGGATCTCTAGCCCAAAACGATTTGTTTGGGGTTGATGGATCTATAAACATCTTCTTAACCCATGAATGTCCTGGCCCTCCTGGGTTTGTAGTAGCTCTCATATATACATCTATCTCAGGGTTTGTTGACCTCAATCTCGACCTGAGATAATCCCACGGAAACGATGTAGGATACTGCGTAAGCTCATCGAAACCCACGTACGAAAAGCTCTGACCTTGGTAACGCAATACGTCTTTATCCTGTTCCAAGTACGTGAGCCAAATTCTCGCACCCGAAGGGAAAGTCCATTGGCTTTTTCTTTCAGACCATTTGGCCCCACGATAAAACTTCGGATATAATTCAGTAGATTTGTGAATAAGTTCCCTAAGTTCGTCATTTGTTCTCCTAAGTATAAGTGCGCTATGATCAGGATACTGACAGTATCTTAGTGGGTCTATTAATAGCGCAAAACTTTTACCTCCCCCCGCAGCACCACCATACAATACTTCTCGCTCTGGTGCATTTATAAAACTTTCTTGTGGGCCTTTGTTTATCTGTATTCTATTAGGGTCTTGTTCTTGCTCTACAGGTTCCTCAACCTTGAGAGGATAAGAGTCTGTCTGCCCATTCGGTGTCGATTCTATCGCCTCTTTGTTCAACTGAAGCGTAGAGGATTTTTTCTTGGATACTCTTTTCCTTTTCGGCGTACTCTTTCGCTTTGGAGGCATAATGTCTGTACGATTGGACTGCATTCTGTCTATCTCTTTCTTTTGTTATTAATTTGTGTAGTGCCTGATGCGTTATAGTCCTTCCCGTTTTAGCAGATAACCATCTAGAAACCTCCCTATAACTACACGTTTTCAAATACTCTTTAGCCTCAAGTAGTGCATCTAGTTGCTCCTGTATAGGCAACAGTATAGTATCGTCATTTAGATCAGCCTCATACCCAAACGGTATCTGTCGGCTCTTACGTACTACGGGCCTCCAAGTGTTTTCAGTGGGTGTTTCTTCCATCTTCCTCATCTTCGTCATACTTTGGCTTTGCCTTTGGTGGGAACATTATCATACTTGCTGGTTCAGCCTGTACTGTTATTCTTTCAGTTTTGACTATACCCGTTCTATCTAGAATTTCACGGGCTGCTGATATCCTATCCCGATTACCTAAAGCGGTAGGGTCAGTCAGTACGCCTGTCATTGCCATTGCTGCCATTGGCCCATTGGACGCTAGATACATTTGCGTCCTATCTATTATCTCGTTCTGTAGTGTCTGTAGTACGGTGCTAGTCTTAGTGTTTTCGCTATACCCTGCAATCTTCATAGCAGTTCGTATGTTGCCATTGGCATCGTCAAACAAGCAGTCTAGGAATGTACTCTGTCTATCTGTTAGTTCTTTTGCCATTAGATTTTCTAGCTTTCTTCTGTTTGTAGTCTTGTACTATTCTGGCAATGCGTTTTCTTTCCGCACTAGAAATAGCCCCACCACCCTTCATACCAAGTGGCTTCTTAAATTTAGTGGTTGCGCCCGATCTAGCGGTCATGCCCCCCATACGCAAGTCGGGTCTACCTGCTGGATATTCTATGCCCCCTTCGCCCTGTCCAAATTCTGGATCGTCATCGGGTATGTCTTCCATAAAGCGCACGTTGCGTCCTACTATTCTACTTACAAGTTGCTCTATAGCGTTCATCTCTGCGTCTTCAGGCTTTGTACCACCTATTCTTTGATTTTCAGATACATTTAATAAGTTATCTTCTAGTCTTTGTCTATCGGGTTTTTGTGGCGAGTCTTTATAAGGAAACGTAATTTCATCTCGTCTCGTATTAGCTTTTTTTATTGCGTTAGCTTTTCTTAGTTTGTATGCTTCTCTTTCTTCTGGGGTAAGCATTTTATTTTCACCCCTAATTTTTCTTCTCATAGAGTCTTCAAATCCTGTTTGATATGTTACCATATTATTAGGATCTTTTAATTTTTCTTCTCTATTTATTTGTTTATTCTGATTTAAAATATTAAAATTACCTAAAGGTCTTTGACCATACTTACGGGGATCTCCGCGCATTCTTCCTTTTTGGGCCTTCAACTCAGTTATTTGAGTATCAAGTCTTTGCTTCTCTGAAAAAGTACGCGCCCTACTCTTCTTTCGCTCTAACTTAGCAATTTGTTCATCAATGGAGGCAGTCGGCACATTTTTGCCTTGTGCAATTTTGCTCGTTCTTTTTCTTGACATATTAAAAACTTTCCCAAATAGTAAAAGGCAGGGCATTCGCACCAATAAGGACTACGAACAACCCTGCCGTACCCTACCGTCTGTCCAAACCTAGACCACAACAAACCTCGCAAGAATCCGCATAGCTAGGTTGGCTGGTCTTCCCCCTCTACTTCCTCGTTAGATTCCAGTATGCCCTTACTATTGGTATAACCCTCTTCACGCAATAGCCTACATACTTCGCCCAATGTTAAATTACGAGATGGAAACAACTCTCGCAATCTTACCCAGATATAGTATTGATCGCTAGTTGGTAGAGACAATGGATCAACTAAAAACCCCTGCTCTAATACGGCATAGAACCGCTCTAGTAAATACTTACCTGAATCTGAGTATAGTTGTATGTATTTGTCTTTGTTTGTCAAGTTATTTTTTTTCATCATATTACCTTTTTTACTTGACGAACTCCCTTTTATGTGTTATAACATTCGTTATCGAATAGGGAGGGGTAAATATATACCCTAACTCGCAAGTAGTAATACTATATTTAATATTCCGCGATATGTCAACGTTTTGTGTGGGAGCCGTGTGTGGGTCTAGTAATATGCGACAAAGTGGTTGACACTGTATTTACCCTATCCGTTGCACACTTCATACATAACGTACGGAGGAGGGGCGGTGGCCCTTGCCCCCCGTGTAAAAAAATGGCTGTTTCCCGTCCTAGCATACTTTGCCGCAATGCATTAGCCAGGGCGATTACAGGTAAACCTATGCGCTTTTAAAAAAAAA